TGTGTAACCGTTTATTTTGACGCGATACTCGGGACTCCAAAGCGTCATATTGCCAAACTCTCAAGTGACCCAGTTCTGCTTTGACTTTGATTAAGGGCATCAATTACTGAACGAGTGAACCCTTCGGTATCAATCGCAGACGGCGCATTGACATTGATTACGATTCCGCCAGCGACTCCAGAGGTTGATCCAGTAATTCCAGCTCCAGCGCCAGTGAGTCCGTTTGTCTGGGAAGTAACAAGTCCGCTGTTAGCCGCTCCACCTAAATTATTTTGACCAATCAGAGGAACGCAATAATTCAAAGTGCGTTTAATGACTTCGCCGTAATAGTTATACTCAACAAGATAAACGCCTTTACCTGATGGACATTCGGACGTTTCCTGCATAATTGTCTCCGATTTCCACATTGTGTTGCGACGCTTATTTTCTGTTGCCGCATCGACGCCACCATCTGTGATGTTTCCGCCTCCGCCACCTCCGCCGCCGGCGACTGGACGACCTAATTCATCTACCGCGCCGCCAGCGAGCAAAGAGCCGCTGACAAAAGCTGCTCCGGTGAAACTACTGCTGCTGAAAGGGTTAATTTTATTTAGAAAATTGCTCAAAGGATTATTCTTAATGAAATCAACCACTTTTTTATAAATATTGTAAAGATCGTTAAAGAAATTGACTAATTTTCCAACCGCGTTGATGGTTGTTGTAATTCCAGTAACAATTCCACTAAAAGCCGTTTTCAAAACTCCAGTCATAATCGGGACGATATATTTATCCAAGAAAGACCATAGGGCTTGAAACTCTTCTTTATTATCCTCAATTGCTTTGGTAAGTGGCTCAACTTTTTTCTTTATTGATTCAACAACTGGGCCAACGTTGTTCATAAAGTAATTAATTAGATTTGTGAGAATCGGCAAAAGTCGAGCGCCAATAGATTCCTTAGCTTCATCAAAAGCGACGCTGAGGCGTTTCATTTTGCCTTCAAAAGTTTCAGCTTGTTTTGTGGCTTGGCCTTCAAAGGTTTTGGCTAAAGATGCAGTTACTTCCTCAAAAGACAGTGATTTAAGTTCGCTGGTTGATAAACCAATACCGAGGCGGCTCAAAGCCGAAGTATTGCCTTCATAGGCTTTTGCTAAAGCGTTACTTACAACTTCTAAGGATTTAGAACTTCCAGAAGCCACATCAAGAGCTAAAGTCTGTAACTCTTGAGCCTTCTTAACATCATTGGTCGCAATTGCAAGGCGTTCAAAGGATGGTCGAAGTTGATCGTCTGTTACGCCGTAAGCAAGAGACAATTTAGAAATTTGTTGTTCAACTGCGGCTATCTGATTTCGAGTTGCGCCTGTGACATTTTCTAAAGTTGCAGCTAATCTAGCTTGAGCCTTCTCATCTTCGATTGCAGATTTAACGCCTTCAATTAATAACTTGCCAGCGTAAGCAGCAGCAGCGGCGGCGGCAACAGCAAAAGCAGCGGCGGCCTTCTTACCAAATTCGCCAAGCTTGTCACCAAAACTTGAAACTTCCTTTTCGCCTTGTCCAAGTTTTTTCTTTAAATCATCGACGTCGGCAAGGATGGATAACTTAAGAGTGCGATTACCGGCCATTTGTTATCCCCATTTCTTTAAAATTGTATCGAAGGCTTCTTCCCATTTACGCACTAATTCAGGCTGAATCTTGCGAAGTGTTGGGTAAATGAAGTAGCCGCTATTACCTCTTCCTCGGTTGGGGGTTCGTCTTGGGAATTGAGGATAACGATTAGATCCAAATTCGTAACCTGCCCAGAGTGTTTGAGTGCTTGCCCCACCAGAGAAACGCTGAGATGCAAATCCGTAAGAGAACTCGCCAATCTTGGATGATTTGCTAATCCTAACGCCAGTTGCGATGCGATTGACAGCGGATTGTCCAAAGGTTCGAGTAATTGAGTAGGCTTTAATTTCGTTGGCCGCATATAAAGCCAAGGCGCTGGATTGTGTTTTGGCTTCATCAATGGCAGCTTGATCCATTGCCTTAAACGCTTGAAGGATGCCGCGAAGCTCGGAGCGATCATAGGTAATCGTTTCACCGGCCACCTTTTCTCTCCTTCAAAATCTCTAGAGCCGTCATAACATCTTCGGCATCTTGCCAGTATTGTTTAGGGATACCGGTTTCCAGAGCCAAAAGCATTAATAAATAATTTATGCTTCCGGCTGGGTGGCTTTTGGGTCTTGATTAGATACATCCACATCTGCAACCGTATCCATCCAGACTTCGAAGCTCTTAACCGGCTTACCAGCGGCTTCTCGTTTCATTGCGTTGTAAGCCAAGAACATTATGTCCCAGACTCCGCCAAGTTCGCCGATTGATTTACCAGTCGCCTTTTCCCACTTTGCGTACTCGGGCGGTTGGGCAACATAAGTCGCTTGGTCGCCCGAGTTATATGTAATTGTAATTTGTGACTTCATTGCTCCCGATGCTCCGATCTATTAGCTAAACGACTCTGATGGTTGTCCAACGACTGTCAAGGTCCAAGTATCGGTGAGTGCTCCAGGAGCTGCTCCACCTGCACTTGGGAAAATTGGCAATACGTTAAAGCTAAATGTTGCGCCTGATGCGGCGGTGAATGAAACTGCAACCGTTGTATTAGGCGCTGTTTCTGCGTTAGCCCACATTGACTCGAACAAAGATCCGTGTGCGCCAGATGCGCCCCAATCCTGTAGAAGTTCAACGGTGAAAGTCCATTGCTTATCAACTGACTTGTAAGCGCGTCCATCAAGAGTCTGGTAGGTCTCGATGATGGTTTCGGCCGACAAAGTTGCTGAAGTTGTCTGAGCGTCATATGGCTTCGTGTCAAGTGTGAAGGTCACATCGCGCCCTGTGATAATTGTTGTCATTCAGGTCTCCTATGCGGTTTGCTCGTAGCGGACGCTCAAGCGAATATCGGAAACGAGCAGGGTAGTCGTTCCCACTTCAGTTATTGTAGGTCTTTCGACCACCGATAACTCATACTTGGAAGCGTTTAACTTTCCAAGAATACTCATAACTAATTGCTCTAAGTTGTCTAGAGCGGCTGCGTTTGAAAAATATGCAACGCAAGCGGTAACTGTGTAATTTAATTTAACTCTTGTTGTGACTTTGCCAATTACGTCCAATTCCATATATGGCGAATCAGGAACTATTACAACAGCAGGGACAATAGGTGATTCTGGAACTGAGTCGTAAATGTTGGCGCTAACAGTTGATAAAGCTGTTTTGATTGCGCCTCTAACGTCTGCTGCAATGCTGGGCATTAACCCACCATAGTTTCAACGTCGATATAAGGACCAAGTAAGCCAGTTACTTTAGCCAAAAGATTTTTGGAAAGGCGATAAGGTGTTACTGCGAAGTCGATTCCTTCGATTGATCCACCGGCAGCTGTTCGGGCTTGGAAGATTTCGACAGAGATTGCCAAAACAGCAGACTCGACATTGGGATTTCCAACGTAGGTCGAGAGCCCAGATAGCGCAGCGTTTCCGGCTGGGATAATGTTCTTTTCCAATATGTCAGCATTTGTGATTGCGACGGTAAATACATAATCGGTGATTTCGTCGTCAGTTACTGTGTGAGTGCCATTAAAGGGAGATCCGCATCCAGTAATAATGACAGATTGGCCTTGAGTAAATTCGTGAATTGTGGCGGTTTCAAAATAAGCCACATTGTCTTCTAGTTTAACTTTATTAATTTTGCTTTGAAATGTAACGAGCATTGGCAAAATTAAGTTTTCGCTTGTATCCACAATGTCGTTTAAATAAGCGTCTGAATAAAGGGCAGACGAGACGCCAAGAATGGTTCTTAGCTCTGTGGCCGTGACTATCGTTGGCATCTCGCCTTCCTTTCGTTCTAAGGGGTTAAGCCCTGCTCGGGAGCGGACAGGGCTTAACTATTAGGATTGACTAGTTCTTGTTGAAGTGGCAAGAACCGTTAGCGACCTTAACTGCAAGTGCGCCGTATCCGTAGTATGCAACCTTGACTTGGCCTGTTGCGATTACATCAGCGCGGAGCTGGAATCGTGGTGATTCATACCAAGTGTAGGACTCTGGATTGATTACGAACATTGAACCGTCACCTGTGGTGTAAGTCAATGCTGAAAGTGAGCGAGATACATAGAGGTCAAGACCTGCAACGTTTCCGCGTAGTGATTGTGGGCTTACCGCTCCGCCAGCGTTTGATGGTGCTGTTGCTGTGTAGATTGGTCGTCCATTGTCGTTGTAGCTCATAATGTTTGCCCATTGTTCAGGTGATACAACAAGTGAACGAGCAAATCCAAGGCTGTTCTCATAAACTTCAGCAGCGCCCTGCGCTACGAAGCCGAGAAGACCAGCTGCGGTGTTGTCTTGAGCTGTTGGTGCGAGTTGTCCGGAAGAAATGATGAGGTTTGTAACGTACTTGTCGGTTTCCTTTGCATAAGCAAATTCCATCTGACGTACAAGCTCTTCGAAGAACAATGGTGAAGAACGATCCAAAAGTTCGACTGAGAATTCCTGTCCGCCAGCAAATTTCTTCACAGATACGGAAAGGAAAGAGTTTGTCATTCCTGTCTCACCAATTGCGCCTTCTTCAGCTACTTCTGCAACTGTTGGAACTGCGGTGATCTTAGGAATTTCGAATGTCATACCAGCAGCAGGAAGAACTCCGCGGCTAATTGCATCGATTGAACCGCGATCAGCATTTGATAGCGGATTGATGATTTCTGCAAGCTGTGGTGTTGGAATTAAGCCAGCATTGTTTGTTGTGGTGTCATCTGCTGCGCGAACATAAGCGCGAGCATTGTCATCACCAAGAGCAGCGCGAACGCTGTTCTCTAGATACTTCGCCTTTGTGAACTCAAGGCGAGGAGCGGTGTAGAACGCTGGCTTTGGCGCAGCGGCTTCCACCTTGGCTGCTTCTACCGTTTCTTCGGCAGGAGCAGGAACGGTAGTGTCAGACACTTGTTCTCCTTCGGTTGGTTTGTCCTCTTCGGCGGTTGCCGAAGCGGAATCTTCTTTTGGTGCTTCGTTTTCGGATGCAGCAACTTCGCTAACGCGAGCTGAATCAATTGCTGGATCAGTTACTAAAGAAACTTCATCAAGGGTTGCGGAAGTAATTTTCATTACGCCAGAAGCATTAACCCATTCGTTAATTTGCGCTCCAACGCTAAATCCATCGCGTAGGCCTTCAGTTGCTTCAATTAGGGCATCTTCTCCGGCCATAGTGTTAGCAATTTTAAACGTAGCCACAATTCCGTTCTTAGTTACTTCGTGAGCAACCATTTTTCCAATTGGGCGAGTGCGGTCGTGCTCAAGCAGCAATTTGACTGGCTTCATTTCAATTGAGTCGGCTGCAAATATTGTTGGACCAACTGAAGTATTGCCTTGCTCATTCCAAGTAACAATCGTCCCGCTAATTGTACGTTTTACTGTATCGGCCGCTGTTACGACCATTGGCATATTAATTCTCATTAGGAATTAAGTCCTCTTCTCGTTGAATCTGCTCAACGCTCATCGCGCCGATACGATTTAGGATTTCATAAACTTGAGCGCGTTCCAAAGCGTTACCGCGAAGGAAATCATCAAGTGCGAAGCGAGTCATTACAGGATTTGGTACAAAGTCCGGCAATGACAGTCTTTCCTCAATTGCCTTTAGTATTGGGCGAAGTGAGAAATCAACTAGTGAGCGCCGCTCTGATACCGCGTTTGAATAAGTCATTGAAGTAGTTTCGGCGCTCAAGAAATAAGCAGGAATGCCACAAGCGCGAGCTAATTCAAGCGCGACATATTGGCGAGCCTCTGCAAGCTGTAATGACTTAGGATCAAAACCAAATTCTTTCAAATCAACGTCAGCATTAAGGAAAGCAGTTGAGCGAGATTGACGAGCAGTCCGCCAAGCGCTAAGTAATGATGAAATTCTTTCAGCGGTTAGATTTGTGCCGTTAGATTTGAGAACCATTGAAGGAGCTGGTTCTTTTGCATAATTAACAGCTGCGTTCTCTAAATAGACAGCCGCCGCAATTGTTTTGCCAGCTCTGTGAAGTAATCCTTCATCAGGGCCATCGAATCGAATAATAGAACCGATACCAGTTAGCGGAACTGCCATTCCGTCAACTTTGTATCCGGTGATTTCTGTGTTCTTAAAATTTGTGTCAACTGTTACGCGATCTGGGCTAACGCGAGTCCAAGCGCGAACG